CTGTCATGGTCAGCCTCCTTAGCCCCCTCATCACGGGCAGCATCCATGTCCTTACCAGCTTGATCTCGTTCCATATCTTGATCGGCTCCTGCTTGGCCCATCTCACCAGCAGCAGCAGCTTGTGCTTGTTCCTGCTCTTGAGCTTCTTCCTGCTCCTTCTTCAATTCTTCCTTCGTATGTTGAATTTCTTGATCCGTCATATCATAGAATTCCTTATAAATAGTGGATGTAGGGAATAAACCTGTTGCTACGACAGCCGCCACTACGCGAGCCTTTTGTTCATCAATTTCCATCTTACGTTTAGTGAAAGTATCACTAGGATCAGGAAGCTGAATTCTCACCTCTTTTATTAGACTAGCAGGATAACCCACTAAAGCAAGATGCCTTCGTGCAATTTGATCTAACCCAATCTCAATTTGTTGCTGAACTCTACCAATAACTCTGGCAAACTTAGCATCTAGTTGAGACAAATTAGCTTTACGCTCAGGAGATTTGTCCTTTTCTACAATATAGTCTTTAGGAACCTTAAGAGCCGCTAAAAGCTTATCACGAAAATATCGAACATCATCTACTTCCCCAAGATTTTGAGCACCAGGAAGAGTTTCAATCTTAGTTCCTTGATTTCCTCTAGTAGGAACAAAGAAATCTTCATCTGCACTTAAAGGGTTATAACGTGCATCAATAGTCCCATCCAAAGGATTATAGTACTTTTCCTTTTTAAACTTCTCTTTTACCTTCTCAATAAACATTTCAGCCTTGGTGGCTGGCATATTAGCAACATCAATATAGAAAATTCTACGTTCAGGGGCACGCGCCAAACGATAGATAAGCATGGCATCTTCCATAAGCTTAAGAGAACGGAAGACTCTAATAGCTAGTCCAGCAATTGATTTGCCGTAAGGATAATAAGCAGGATCAGAAGTTCTCAATCTAAAATGAACAATTTGATTTCTATCCAGTGTAATGTATTTACTTCCTGTCATGTTTCCCGCAACACTACCGAAAGCCATCCAATCATTTTCATCAGGTATCTCTTGAAGGAAGTCTGTTAGATACCCATATTCATTTTCTACTCTAATAATAAAATTAGGATTTAGAACTTTAATTCTCTGTAACCCTTTTCGAGGGTTATTAACATCGAGAATTGTTTCCATGAAACAATCTCCATATTTAATAGTATTTCTAACAATATCCCAATAGTGTCTATCCAGCTTAAGGTGGGTAAACATATCATTTACTTCATCCACTACTAGTTGACTCTCACTTTTAACAGTCCAACGAGAATTTCTTAGATTCTTTTGGGTCGAGTCATCAGCATAGATATCAAAAGCTGTACCTATCTCAGGATAATCATCCATTTCTTCAAATCTTTTGTAACGTTCTCTACGATTCTTTTCAACTTCTGGAAGTTGAAGAGTGGTACGATTCATAGCACCTATAGCTGGAAGTTTATCAGGAGTAACAACATCAGTACTTTGAACTGTATCGCCAGCTAGATGGGCTTGAGGAGTAGAGCCGTCATCAGCTTGCTTTGCCATATAAGGAGCAGCTTTAGTAGCAAAGAATCTAGCTAAAAACTGTCCTAATCTGCCCGAAGGATAAAAATAAGGACCCATACGACTATCCACCCCTCCCGCACCAAATTGGGTATAGCCAATAGACCCCTCGTCAATCTTGCCATTCTTCTTTAGTTCATCAGCCATGTTATATCTTCCTCAATTCTCTTATTTTCACCGTCATGAATAAAAGCTCTTTCAGGCATTAAGGGCTTTCTTTCATGTTCTTCATTAGATAGCATTTCCATAGGAGCACCTTCTCCTACAGTATGTAGTAGAAATACCGCAATAGACAAACTCATAATAAGGTCATCATTTTTACCTTCATCTGCTGTAATTTTTCCATTATCATCGACAATAAAGGTTAGAAGTTCATCTAAAGTTCGTTTAGAATTAATTTTAATAAAATTGTTACGAATATACTCTTCCATGCGAGCCAGTAATTCTTCTCTATTCCTAGTAGTTACTTGCAATCCAAAGTCATTTTTATCATCTATCCACAGATTATCGTATTCAAGAATATTAAACATCCAATCAATCAGATTATTTCCAATTGTATTCCTTTCAATGATAACCATTGCATTATTATATATATTTGCTTCATTGGCTAAAATTTGAGCTAATTCATTAATTGGGGTTTTATTTGAATAAAATTCCGCTACTTGTTCCCCCGTATAACTATTTAAAATATGAAAAGCTGAATAATCCCTGTCTCTACCCAAACTAACATCTACTCCAATGATATATTCATGTTGAGGAGCAGCTTCTTTCCACACACGCATTTTATTATTATAGCGTATCCAATACTCCCCACTAACCTCCTCAAATAAGCGTCTAAGTAAGTATCCATCTAGATAAGTCTCACCTGTTCCAAGAAATTCACATTCATACTCTTGAAGCCACTGTTTAAGGGGCATATTAGCTTTAGTGGTAGATTCCCATAGGTTAACATCTAAGCCTTTGTCTGTCATTACTTCGTACAAAGTCTCAAATCCTTCATGCCATTTATACTCTGGATGATCTTTCCAATGAATATCAATATAGTTAAAAGAATTTGACCCTTCTCTGGCTGCTTGATATACATCATAAAACCAATTACCTATTCCATTTACTGTGGATAAAACAAATGCTCTACCGCCAGTTGAAATAATAGGATAAACAGCAGCCCAAATAGTATCAATATTTTCGATGAATGCGGCTTCATCAATAATGAGAAGTGAGCCAGCGAGAGAACGTCCAGATTGTTTCCCAGAAGGTCGTGATTTAATAGTTGAACCCGTACTTAATTTAAGAGTATGTTTATTATCTTCGGTGATAGAGGGGCGCATAAAAGTAGGTAACTCATTATACATAATTTTAATTCTATCTAATACTTCAGTAGATTCAGCATCACCTTTAGAAAGGATAACTACTTGCTTGTGTTTTTGAAATACAATCATCCACAGAGAATAAGCAGCAGCAATAGTAGTGCAACCAGCCTGTCTAAATTTTCGTAGAATATTAAACCTGTGTTTCTTTACATTGTCTAATATCTCTATTTGGAACGGATATAATTTAAATGGAACCAGTCCTCGTACAGGGTGAGTGACCTTTACATAATTAGAAATAAAGTAAACAGGGTCTTCCTTGCACTTTTTAAATTCGCTAATTAATTGTGTTTTTTCCATAAAAGTTGCTCTGGAATACTATTATAGATCATGAAAATCTTTGCGGTTATCTGTACAAGAGATAAGAATCTAAAGGAAGTTACCTCTAATTTGGTCTCTACCTTATCTAGCTATAAAGTAGACGTTAAACTACTAGTTAATCAACCCTCTATTTTTAGTGCTTACCAAAAAGGGGTGGATAAATGTGACGCAGACCCAGAAGATATTATAATCCTCTGCCATGATGATATTAAAATTCTAAGTACCTATCCTCAATTTATAGCCGCATTAGGAAAATGTGCGTGGAAAGAAACTGGGATTGTAGGACCAGCAGGGACTACGAAGCTAGAAGAAGATGCAGTATGGTGGAACCACGACAGATGGCACGCAGGATATCACAGAGGATTTGTAAAACACTATAGTAACGAACAAGAGACTATACATGATACTCATTATGGTCCTCATGGACAAGTAGTAGCTTTAGATGGGTTATTTTTAGCAGCCAGAAAGGAAATATGGGAAAAAATAAATCTATCTAAACCTAAATATTTTGAAGGAGATTGGGATTTTTATGATATTCATTATACCACAAAAGCCCATCAACTAGAATATAAAAATTATACTGTCCCTATTAACATGGTTCACTATTCCAGTGGGGAATTGGTGGGCCGAGATTCATGGCATAAAAACAGGAAAGCTTTTATTGCTAACACTAACCTCCCTATAACATTATGATGCAAGATATAACACTAGCAACGCTATTAATTTGGATACTTGTAAGCTTTGGAATTACATTATCTGTAACTCGCGGGAAAATTTTTGACCCTATACGACAAAGGGCACTAAAAATTAACTCTACTTTAGGTCAATTACTTCAGTGCCCAATGTGTTTGGGTTTTTGGGTAGGAATTTTTCTAAGTCTTTTTTGGCAAAGTCTTAGTGGAAATTGTTTTCTAGATGGATGCTTGAGCTTATGTACCAACAGTTTACTTTATTTTCTAAGCTGGTACCTTGCTCTTAAGGATGGACACGTTTAGTCAACACCCGTTACTACAATGTGCGATTCTGGGTAACATGTACCGTTTAAGATGCATTATTTTCCTCCTTTAGTAGTAACTAAATCAATTGTTTGATCATATTCAATTTTTTTAGATCGCTTTAGCGTCTTAAACAGACGTTTAGCTAAATATATCCCCGCTTTATGATCACTTGGGTAGTGGAATCCAGCCATTATACGTCCACCCCCACATTCCTCAGAAGCTCTGATGAGGTTAAGACCATGTTCAGGATACTTAGCTGCATAAATCTCTGCAATTAATCTGGCTTGAGTAGAGTGCCCACTCGGATAGGAGGGTGTTTTATTAGATCTGCTATTTAAAACTTCCAAATCTATACCAAAATAGGGAGCTAGTTGGGAAGGTCTTGGACGATTAAAGTGATTTTTTAAAATCTTTATCAATATAGTACTTTCCTGTATCACTTTATCAATATAATCCTCATCAAATTCTAATCCAAACAAGGTAAGGTAAGTTTTAACAGCAAAAGCAGGATCTTTATCATGCTTGCGAATACTTTTGACCATTCCTGGGCCACGTAAATAGGTTGCCCCTTGAATTGTTAGAAATTCTTTTGCGGTGTCCAAAGAAGAGTTTTGAGGAGGACGAGGAAGCTTAATAAACTTCGCATTCTCATCGAAAAGAGTAATTTCCCCTCTAGGCTTTCTTAGCCATTTAGAATAAACTAGTAGATCTACAGGATCTTCCATAGTTTACCCTCATACTTTCCCCTGCCAGCCAGTTCCGCCCTGCGACTTCTCTTTCTTAGCGGCTTTCTTAAACCTTTTAGCCAGAGCTTTGCGTGCAGGGGTGCAAGTAGATTTAGTCATAGGAGTGCAGTAACCTTTATGCTTAGGATTTACAGCTTTTTGAATCCAATCACCATCCTTCTTTCCGTTCTTCTTTGAAGCATTTACAACTTGCCCTGGTTCTGCCATTTCGTCTTGCCATGTTGCCTTAGCAGGACCTTTACTTCTCCTGATTTCAGCACCACGCTTACGCATTCTTTCTTGATCGTCCTTATCTTTATCGCTTAATGGGGCTTTATTTTTAGCCTTCTTTCCAATATCCTCTACATCTTTCATAGCTTGGCTATGAGTGGCATCCCTACTGGGTCCATATAACCCTTCAACAGCTTGACCAGTCTTAGCTTCCTCTTCATCCTCGGCATCTTCCTCATCCTTCTCTCGGTCAGCCTGATCTCGTTCGATCTCATCATCTGACATAGATTTTCCTTCACTGAGGATTGTCTCTAGAGCTTCAAAAAATTTGTGCATATACATATTATAGTCCTTTTAGATATTAAGTAATACAGGATTAAATGTTGAGCAATAAGTAGGCAATTGTGATACTAATTCAGCTAGGTCCACCTTAGTATTTGCTAAAGTATCCCAACCACTTGAGCAATCATAAGCTCCTGGAGCTTTACTTAAATTAATATTAAAAGTTTGAATACAATAACCACTTGGATCTAAATACACTCCTGCGGAATTTTTTATAGCTGGTCTAAGGATCATACCTTCCCCACTAGTTAGGAATAAGCCATTCTCTCCCCACCCAGATGTACCATTAACACTAGAGCAAGCTCCTGAAGCTTGAATAACCAGAGACTGAGAGACCTGAGCACACGCCGAGAACGTAGTGTTCGTCATAATAACATCATTTGTCCATACCGTAACATTGTTATCAGTATAGTTATATTCTACAGTGGGAGTAACAGAGGTTCTCTCGTTACAATCCCTCCATTGATTTTTTCTTTCATACATACCATTAATGCCTTGAGTATGTATGTACCAATCTTGTACGACACCAGAAACAGCCGATGCCTCACAACCACCAGTAGGTTGTAATCGTGCTGCTACAGGATTAATTGCTTCCCCATCACTTGGAAATGAGTCTTGAGGTACTGCCATAATTAAATTCTCCTATTACTATATAGTTATATATCATCGTCAGCCCCGTAGGGGCTGCGAATTTTTTATTTTCCTTTACGTTTATCCAGCAAATTCCTTAGATCTTGCTGCATAACGTTGAACCCTTGATTGGGGTGAGAATTTTCGTAAGTAGGAATTACTTCATGCTCACGTTCTTGGAAAAATAGGACTGTCATGTCCTGAATACTTTTACGAATTTCCTGTAGCTCTTTATCTTGTCGTTCATGAATACTCTTATCCTCTTCTAAAGCACTAAGACGTTGTGCGTGAGAATAAGTTTCCACAGCAAACCAACCAGCTACAGCCAGACATACAGAAGTAATAATCTGGCCTTTATTAATTTTAATTTCCATTACTCATCTCCATAAGGATCAAGCTTAATAAACTTTGTGAGGTCTTCTAGTCTCTTCTTAGGACTTTCTAAACCACCAATCAAAGTATATACTACTAACTTGTCCTTGGAGGGATCTTCATAAATTCCACGATGCACCATTGCATTACCAGTGATAGCTGCCAGAGTTGAGAAAGCATGTTCCAGGTTATCCATTAAACCTTCAGTCTTCTCAAAAATCTCTGTACTCCCCACGACTACCCCAGCAGCCGCCTTAGCGGTCTTGAGATTAAACCCCTCTGCCAGTAAGGTAGTCTCAAGATTGGACTTTAGAGCCATAGCCACGCCTGTCTCAGACTCCAAATCCTTAACACTCGTAACTCCCATGATCATACACCCAGCAGACTTCATTACACTATCGTAATCTTGGGGATCAAAGGAAGTGTAATCTGAATTCTGAACTGATAGTATATTAAAGATGTGAAACAACCCAGCCACAGTATTATTGATAGTAGGCCAGAATGCTTTCACAGTAAGCTTAGGATATAGCTTCTTAATCTTCTGGTTATCAACAATAATAAGTGGAGAGAACTTCTTCTCTTCAGCCATTGCACATAACTGCTTCATTCGGTTATAAGCATTGCGTGCTACAACAGGAGAAGCAGACTCTCCAGTAGTAGGAAGTGATGCGATAACTCCGACTCGTTCAGCCGCATCTTCTCTTCCAACGTAAGTAAAGTATTTTTGAGAGAGCTTGATTAACGATGTGATAGTACCTCCCCCAGAACCACCAGCAACACCAGCACAAATAATAATCCTATCAACATGTTCACCTACAATACTTTTTAGTTTATTAAAGACTTCTTGCTCTCTACTTTCAAAAGCAATAGCAGCCTTTTGTTGATCCTTACCTGCACCTTGATCTCCATAATAATCAATGTAGAACTTGTGATCTTCAGGAAGATCCAACAAATTAAGATCATTCTTCGCTGTATTAATAGCTAGGGTCTTCGTATAGCCCAGATCATAGAAAGCCTTAGCCATCCTACCGCCACCTTGACCTGCACCGATGAAAGCATAAGTTAGAGCACCCCCAGACTTATCTTCAACTTCATCCGTAATAGCTTCCACGTTAGGTACATAATTTTCTAGGGGGAGATTTGGTATACTAGCCGCAAAAATTTCTTTATATTCTTCTGGCTTTTCAGGGCCGCTTTTCTTTTCTTCTTCACTCATAATTAAACTCCAAAAATCTAAACACTAAAAGAGACCCCGCATCCACAAGTGGATTTTGCCTGGGGATTAATAAATTTAAATCCCCTGTCTAATAACGAAGTATTAAAGTCTATAGTGA